CACATGCACAACGCACGGTATGCGTTACACAACGCGCGCCGTGCGTTAATTGCGCTATGAAAGGGGACGCAATGAAAAACAAACCTTCGAGCGGGAAGCGGGTGGCGAAGCGCCGCTTCTTCAAGGCTGACGAACGCTTCGCAACGAAAGCCGTTATTGTGATCGCAATTACAACGGCGGCTTTCATCGTCGCGCAGTACGTTTCATTCCTTATCACGCGGCAGGAACAAACCGTTCTGATCGAATGGTATTTCCGCGCCGTCGTGATCGAATGCGGCGCAATGATGATGAAGCGTCTTGCCGAAGTAATCGTCGGCAGGATCAAGAAAAAAGAAAAAATCGACATAACAGAAAGCGAGGATACAAACAATGACTATTGATCTTACCAGCATTGCAAACGCCGTGATCGCTCTTATCGCGGCTATTATTACCGCCTTCGTGATCCCGTGGATCAGAAGCAAGACGACCGCCGCACAGTTTGAGAAAATCAAAATGTGGGTAACGGTTGCAGTCGAAGCCGCCGAACAGCTTTACACCGGAAGCGGCAGGGGCGCAGAGAAGAAAGCATACGTTGTTGAATTTCTGAATAGCAAGGGCTTCAAGATCGACGCGGAAACGCTGGATAAACTGATCGAAGCCGCCGTCTTTAATCTTCCGGACTACTTCACTATTTCCGGCATTCCGGCGGATACCGACAGCAACAAAGAGTAATTGACCGCGCGGCGGATCGCGCTTCCCCTTTCAGCCTTCCGCCGCATAAAGAAAAATCCCCCGTGCGGGCTTTCGAGCCTTGCACGGGGGATTTTTTTGTTTGGTTCATTCCTTCGGCGGTTCGACCGACGCTTCCGACGGCGCGGCGGTTTTCCCTTTAATGAGTTGATACAGCTTCTTACAGCCGACCGCAATTCCCTTGAATAGATAGTAATAAATCTTGTAAAACGCCCACAAGAAGAAGTACAGACACCAGCCCGCGCCGATAATCATATACCACATCAAATAGAACATTCCAGCGAAGAGCATAGCGAAGCACCACAACGGCGCGTTTCGCTTATTCACGCGCACACCGAAGCCCAGCCGGAAACCGGACATCTTCTTCAATGTCTTTGTAAAGCTGACGAACATTAGAGCAAATCCCCCTTCTTAAATGTAAATTTTCAAGGCAGAATTCGCCCATTCTGACCTTTAACACAATTATACGCCCGTCATGCGCTAAAATCAAGAATAAAGCGGAATATTTACACACCGTTTGCAAATAATCAGAATGAAGAGGGATCGCGGCGGCAATGAAGATATATGATTACAACGGCAAGAAGAACATTTGCGGCGACCGATTGCGCGAAGCGCGCGTCGTCCGGCGGCTACGTCAAGAGGATTTAGCCGCACAAATACAGCTGAAAGGGATCAACATGGAGCGGGACAGCATAAGCCGAATTGAAATCGGTACGCGCTTCGTATCCGACTTTGAATTGAAGATATTTGCGGAAGTGCTGGGCGTTTCGGTGCAATGGCTTTTAGGCATAGACGAATGACGGCGGCGGGGTGATCCCGTCGCCGCTTATCTTTTATAGGCGCATAAAATACGTATTTTTTTCTCAAAACCTATTGACATATACGCATTGAAGGCGTATAATAGTAAATGTAAGGAGGACAGCAGATGAAAACAAAAGACCTTATCGAGCTTTTAGAACGAAACGGCTGGAAGTTCAAGCGGCACGGCGCGAACCACGACATATACGTGAAGGACGGTCAAAGGGAAAGCGTCGTAAGGCACAGAGAAACCGACGAAGAGTTAGCAAAAGCAATCATCAAGCGGCGCGGGCTGAAATAAGCCCGCCGCCACTTGACAACAATATAGGAGGTACGGACAATGAAATTCAAAAAGCAAGCGAATGTCGCGTTCTTTTCAAAGTATGTCCGAGAAGATGGAAAGTTCACGATTACAAGTGTTGATCGCCGCGTCAACGGGACTTTGAAAAACGTGTTCGAGGTAACAGACGAAGCCGGAAGCGTGATCGACACATTGCCGCGCCTTAAAGACGCAAAAGCAAAATACGCGGAGATTTGAAGGAGGTATTCAGAATGAAAAACGCATATCCTATCGTTATGACGCAAGGAAAAGAGTTCATCGTGGTATTTGTCCCCGATTTCAATATCAATACGCAGGGCAAGGACGTTCCGGACGCGATCGAGATGGCGCGGGACGCAATCGGGCTTATGGGAATTGATATGCAGGACGACGGCGAAGCATTGCCGGAAGCGTCGAGCATTGCAAGCGCACAAGCCGAAGCGCCGTCCGGCGCGATCGTTTCGCTGGTTGACGTTGATTTCGCGGAGTACCGCAGAAAGAACGATATGCGCGTCGTGAAGAAGAATTGCACCATTCCTTCATGGCTTAACTTTGAAGCGGAGCGGGCTGGCGTGAATTTTTCCGCCGTCCTGCAAGCGGCGCTTAAAAGCGAATTGCATATCACAAGCAGATAATCAGAGAGGGCGAAGGGCGGCAGAAATGCCGCCCTTTTGTCATATTCGGAAGTTGGAGGAAGGAAGAATGCACAAACACTTGACTTGGACAGACCGCCTAAAAATCGAAAAAGGCTTGAAAGAGGGCTTGAAGCCTTGCGCGATTGCCGACCGTCTGCACGTCCACAATACAACGATATACAGGGAGTTGAAGCGCGGACGCTATACGCATTTGAATTCCGACTTGACGACCGAAGAACGCTATTCGCCGGAGATCGCGCAACAGCGCTATGAAGAGAACCTAAAAGCCAAAGGCGGCGAATTGAAGATCGGCAACGATTACGAATTGTCAGCTTTTATTGAAAAGAAGATCGGTGAAGAAGGCTATTCCCCCGCCGCCGTCGTCGGAGAAATCAAGCGGCTGGGGCTGACCTTCAAAACGGAGATCAGCGAAAAGACGATCTATAATTACATCGACAAGGGTATATTCTACGGGATCAGCCGCGAGAGCTTGCCGGAACACGGGGAGCGGAAGCGGAAGTATGACAAGGTGGAGCGGAAGAAAGCCGCCCGCGCGCCGCAGGGCGAAAGCATAGAAGAACGCCCGCAGGAAATCAACGATCGGCAGACCTTCGGACATTGGGAAGGCGATTGCGTATGTGGGAAGAAGCGGACGAAGGAAACCTTGTTCGTTCTTTCGGAGCGCTTGACGCGGAACGAAATTATTATCAAAATGCCGGATCAGACCGCCGCCAGCGTCGTGGCGGCGCTGAACAAGATAGAACGCCGCTTCGGGAAGAAGTTTTCACAGATATTCAAAAGCATTACGTTTGACAACGGATCGGAATTTATGGATTGCGCCGGAATTGAAAAATCCGTCTACGGTAAAGACCGGAAGCGCACGAAGGTTTACTATTGCCACCCGTACAGCGCATACGAACGCGGCACGAATGAGAACATAAACAAAATGATACGGCGGTTCTTGCCGAAAGGAACGGACTTCCGGAAAGTAACCGCCGCATATATTCAGCGCGTCGAAACGTGGATCAACAATTACCCGCGCGAGATTTTAGGCTTTGAAACGTCCGGATCGCTCTTTGAAAGATACGTTGCCGAAGCCGCTTGAAGCCTTCTAAAAAATATTTTAGTTTTTTCTGCTTTTACTCTTGACTTTTGCGTATGTTGAGAGTATCATTAAATGCAGAAGAAACCGTTACGGTTTTTCCTGCATTATTTTTTTATCCGAAGGCAGGCGGAAGGAGGTTAAAACATTGAACGGATACAGTTATTTGACGCTGGAACAGCGCCGCGAGATCGAAAGAATGTATGCAGAGGGTGAACGCGTTATTGACATTGCCGCCCGTCTGAAAAGGAGCGCCGCCGCTATCTACGAAGAGTTGAAGCGTGGCTATACGGGAGAGTTTGACGGCTACGCCCGCCCGAAGTACAGCGCCGATCTTGCACAAGCGACGGTGCAAGAGAATTTCCGGCGCAGAGGAAACCGACGCGGCGCGAATTGCTGAAATACGAAAGGAGCTATTCAATATGAAAATGAAGAGGATCGCAAACAACGTGGCGCTTCAAACGATCGGCTACGTAATTAGCGGATTTACGAACGTGTATATCTACGTTCGGGAATGCGGCTATCAGAAGCGGGACATTTACAGGGGCTTGTATAAGCACTTCGCGCACGACGAAATGAACAAATACGCATATTGCAAGATCACGGAGCTTCGCGCCGATGAAAACGTGCTTTACATCGGCATTGAAGAGTAACGCGGGAAAGGAGCTATTCGGAATGAGTACAACACGATACAAAATCCGTTTATGGGAATACGACGGCGAAGCGTCCGTCGCAAACGCCGTTACCTTCGACAGCTTCGACGAAGCGCAAGCGCGGTTCAATGATCTTCGCGTTTCGGAGGAAATGCCGTGCGTCGAGTTCATCAAAGAGCGGATCGCGAACGGGTGCATTATCGGCGACGAAGTTTTGAACGTTCGGCAGTTCACTTCGGTATTTGACGCTATCACGAAGGACAAGCCCACGCTGGCGGGCTTCCTTCGTTCCCTTCCGGTCATAGAAGCGCCGTGGGACGGCGCATTTCAAGAACGCTTTTGCGTAGAGTGCGGCGCGGACAGTTGCGACGATTGCCCGAACGAGCAGTTCCGGAACAATCCGGAATGGTGGCTTTCCCTTCCGGCGGCGGAGGTGGAGCAATGACGGCGGATCGGGCGCGCGGGGCGCTTGCCGTCCTGCAAGACGCGGACGGGAAGTTTATTTGCGAAGTGCCTTGCGGTTACATAGTCGAGCAGACAGCCAGCGCACACAAGCCCCGGCGGATACAGGCACAACGACGGCGGCGGGCAATGCTTCGCCGTCGCGTCGCCCTTACGGTTGCGTTGCTGACCGTTGCCGCCCTTCTTGCGGCGCTTATGCCGTGGAGCGGGAGCGGTGCGGCGGACAAGCCGAAGGACACGACAGCCGGAACGCTTGAAGAGGTACACCAGCCGACCGCCGTTCTTCTTCCTTCGAGCGGGACGGTGGCGGAATATGTGCCGAACGCGGCGGAGGTTGAAGCCCTTGCAAAGCTGATCTACGGCGAAGCGGGGATCGTTCCTTCTACGACGGAGCAAGCGGCGGTTGTATGGTGCGTTCTGAACCGCGTTGACGATCCGCGCTTCCCCGACACGGTGCTGGAGGTTATCGAAGCGCCCTATCAGTTCAGCGGCTACGATCCCGAATATCCCGTGAAAGAGGAATTCGCCCTTCTTGCGGCGGACGTGCTGACACGATACCGCACGGAGCGGGACGGCGAAGAAAACGTCGGGCGGGTGCTTCCGGCGGAATACTGTTTCTTCACGGGCGACGGGCGGCGCAATCACTTCACGACGGAATGGAAAAGTACGGATTGCTTCGGCTGGACGCTTGAAAGCCCGTACACAGATTGAAAGGAGCGGCACACATGAAGGACAACAAAAGCGGCTGGCAGTTCCCGAAGGCGCTTGAAATTATCAAGTGCAAGGAAGGCAACAAAGAGTTTATGAAGGAACGTCCGGCGCGTCGCCCGTTCGGAAACACCGTGCTTATTTGCGAATATCCGATCGACGACACGGCGGCGGAAGAGCCGAACGCGAAGTTGATTACATGGCGGCTTGCAAAGCGCGCCGCGCGGGACTTCTTGCGCGTTTCCTTTATGCCTTCGGCTATCGTATCGGCGGCGACGCATGGCGGGAAAACCGCCGTCCGCGTCTACGGTAAATATTAAATCACACGAAAGGAGCTATTCAATTATGTTCAGCAAGAAAAAGACAGAATGCCGCGTTTGCGGTTATCGCTTCACACCGGAGCGGGAAAACATCTACACGGCGGAAGAACCGCGTTCTATGGCGGATATGCTGACGAAAGCGCCGACGCGCTTTTCGGCGGTTGATTGCCCGATTTGCGGTTGCCAATCGCGCTGGCGATCCGCGTTCCCCGCGTTGACATTTCGGACAATGCGGAACGGCACGACGCGGACGCAGAGGAAACGGAGGGCGGCGAAGATGAAGATTAAAAGTATCGCCGCTATATGCAAAAAGAACAAGAATATTGCGATCTTCGAGCGGTACAGCGACGACGGCGACATATTAACGCAGTACATCGGCGACGGATCGGCGGTTTATCCGGTTGTCGGGCTTCCCCAGCTTGACAAAGAAAGCCTTTTGACGATCTTCGACGTTCCGGAGAAAGACCGCGATAATTACTTCGTGAAAACGCTGGGCGTTCCGGTGGGTATCAGCTTCGAGGACACAGACGAAACGGAAAGGCACGTCGAGCGGGAAGGAATTTCGATCATCTATTCCGGACGAACCTTGAAGCCGATCCGCACAACGCGCGGGCTGGTATTCATCGAAAGCCGCTATCTTTCGCCCGTTGCTGACGTGCTGGACGTGCTGGAGCTTTACGAACGCCGCACGGCGGAGGGAGCGCCCTACATCGTCGCGAAGGCGGGCTTCCTGCTTCAAGCGGTGATTATGCCTTATGACGTTATCAATCAGCAGTTCGTGGAGAGCTTGCAGAGCTTAACGCGGGAATGCGAATTTTCCCTTTCTGAAAAGGAACGCAGGGAACGCGAAGCCCGCGACCGCTTCACATTCACAGAGCCGGAACAATGTTCCTTGAACGTCGATCCGGACACGGGCGAGGTTGTCGAGGAAAGCGAGGTGGCGGACGAATGAATGCGGCGCTTCTATCCTCTAAAAATATGTGCTGGTGTACGCCGCAAGACTTCTTCGACAAGCTGAACGCCGAATTCGGCTTCGTGCTTGATCCGGCGGCGACCGACAAGACGGCGAAATGCTCTTTGTATTACACACCGGAAACGGACGGGCTTTCGCAAAGCTGGGATCGCGGCGGCGCGGTATTCTGCAATCCGCCTTACGGACGCGAGATCGGCAAGTGGGTTCAAAAGGCTTTCGAGGAAGCGCGGGGGGGGTATCCGATTGTTTTACTTATCCCAGCGCGGACAGACACAGCATATTTTCACGATTACATTTACGGGAAAGCGGAAATCCGCTTCGTGCGCGGGCGGCTACGGTTCACGGACGACGACGGGAACGCCGCCGATCCCGCGCCCTTCCCTTCAATGGTAGTTATCTATAACGGGGAGCGGGTGAAGGAATGAGCGATAAAAAGAAATGCCCGTTTTGCGAAGCGATTGCGCTTCAACGGTTCATTGAAGAACACCACAGCAAGCCCGCAGGGTTCGGAATGGCTTTATCCGCCGCGCTTGTTTCCTACGCAGTAGTAAACGGGCGCAAATGCGGACGGACAACGGATTACATGAAGGACGGCAAGGGCTACCCGCTCAATTATTGCCCTTCGTGCGGAAAGCGGGTGAAGAATGAATAACCGACAGGAAAAGCCGCCCTTGAAGTGCTTGCTGGGCATTGATCCGGAGAAAGCGCAGAAATGCAAGCCTTCGGAATGCGCTTCTTGCGGCTGGGAAGCGGCAGAAGCCGCATGGCGGCGGGAGTACGTGAAGGAACACGGCTTGACGCTATGCGCCGACGGCTTCTGGCGGCTGATTATTAGGAAGGAGAAAGACATGGCGACACCATACAAGGAATGCCCGCATTGCGGCGCACATCTTGACAGCGGCGAAAAATGCGATTGCCGCGCGGCGGAAGCCGACGGCAACGCCGAAAAAGAATTGAAAGAGAGGACAAAGGACAATGACAATTAACGAGTTCGCGGCAGAGGTTCACAAGAACGCCGTTGACCACGGATGGTGGGAAGGCGAAAGAACGTTTCCGGAGATCGTGGCGCTTATTCATTCGGAGGTATCCGAAGCGCTGGAGGAATACCGCGATGGGAAACCGCTTCTTTATTTCCCCTGCAACGCTGGCGGCGTTTGTTGCGAAGAGGACGGAAGCGCGCATTGCGGAAGCCGCCCTTACGATCCGGAAAATCCGAACGCCCGTTGTTCCGCGCAGAGCAAAAAGCCCGAAGGGATCGCGGCGGAGCTTGCCGACGTGATTATTCGCGTTCTTGATTATTGCGCGTATGCCGGAATTGACATTGAAAACGTGCTGGAGGTAAAGCACGAATACAACAAAAGCCGCCCGTATCGACACGGCGGCAAGAAGTGTTAATCATGGCGGAGCGGGTGAACCACCCGCCGCATTACAACGCGGGCGGGATTGAGTGTATCGACGCGCTGGAAGCCGCGACAAGCGGGCTTCAAGGTATCGAAGCCTTTTGCACAGTGAACGCGATCAAGTATTTGTGGCGCTGGAAGCTGAAAAACGGTGAAGAGGACTTGCAAAAGGCGGTTTGGTATATCAACAGACTTATTCAACGAGCGGGCGCAGACAGCGCCGCAGGAAAGGAGCTATTCAATATGAAAGAGAACAAACACGGCTTCGAGCCGAAACAGGAATTCACAATGGGAGGGATCGCTTGGACGGTCATTCAGACGGGCGCGGATTGGGTGAAGTGCATTGCTTCCGATTGCGTCGAGGAACGCGCCTTCGATGAAGGGAACAAGAACGACTTTGCCGCTTCTTCCCTTCGTGCCTATCTGAACGGCGAATTCTTGCGCCGTCTGATTAAGGCGGGCGCGCCGGAAGAAATGTTCGAGTATTTCAACATCGACTTGACCGCCGACGACGGCTTGAAGAATTACGGCGGCGATCGCGTCCGGATCGGGCTTATCACTTGCGAGGAATACCGCCTTTTGCGCGGCAACATTCCGGCGCTTCCGGATCGTTGGTGGTGGACGGCTACACCGGACAGCCCGATAAATTCTTTCGTCCGCTACGTCAATTCGGACGGCTCTTTGAGCCTCAGCCTCGCGTACGACGGCATCGGTGGCGTTCGCCCGCTTTGCAATCTCAAATCTGAAATCTTGGTATCGTACTTAAACGGCGAGAACGCAGAGGAACAGAAGAAGCGCGCCGAAGCCGTCGATATGATGAAGCATATTGCCGCCGCGTGGGACATCGACGCGGAAGAGGTTTTCGGGAGGGCTGACGAATGACAATGTATCAATTCATGGTGAACGCCTTTTATATGCTTTGCGGCGTTGCTTGCGTCGCCGCTTCCGTTGTGATCGTCTACATCGTTTTGAACGTGCTTTTCAGAGCACTTCGGAGGGGCGGCGGGAACAATGGCAGATATTAAGATCGACGAAGAATTGCTTTTGCGCGCAGGGCTGGGGATCGGCTACGCGTTCGCGCCATTCTTTCGGGGCATTTTAGAAGGCGTTGAAGATTACACGATCGAACAGGCGGCGCGGGAAATGCAGGAAGAACACGACGCGCAGGAAGCCGAAGAGGGCTTGAAACGTCCGGTTGAAAAAACGCTGATCGGCGATTGCCGGAAGTGCTGGTGCGATCAATGCGCGAAGCTGGAACAATGCGTTCACTTGCGCGAAGGCGCGCTTCCGGACGGGGTACGCCCGTTCCCTTGCGTCGGGTGCGCGGACGGAATGCGCTTCAAGCCTTGTGAAGAAGAACGGTGCGCCGACTTCGAGCAGGGCGCAGGATTTAATAACGGCTGACAAAACAAAAAAAGAGAACGTCCGGTTGCGACGTTCCGGACGTTCTCTTTTCCTCTTACATAGCTGTAAAAGGAGCTATTCAATACTGAAATTATAGCATTTTACGGCGCTTTTGTCAAGGAAGGGCGGCGGGATTATGCAGAGGGTTAAAAGACGTATTTTTTCGGGCGTTGTATGTGAACAAGAGGTTTACACCGTATCCGATCGAGCGAACATCAAAAAAGCTGAACCGCGACCGCGCTTCAAGGACGACGAAGAGCGCGCGCAACACCGGATCGGCATATCAAAGCGGAAACACCAGCGGCTGGTTAATGAAAACTTTTCGCCGCTTTCCTTATATAGTACGCTGACGTTCGACGACGACAGCGAAGTTCATACATTCAGCGAAGCGCGCAGAATACGCGACAATTACTTCCGGCGGCTTCAAAGGGCTTGTCCCGACGCGAAGATCATTATTTACATGGGGCGCGGCAAGTCAACGAACCGAATTCATTTTCACATGATTTCGGACGGCATACCGGAAGAAACGATCAGCGGCAAGTGGAACGACGGATCAGTAATCCATATTCGGCACTTGCGCGAACACAATTATTATAACGGCGTTGACTACGGGCAGGATTACACGGGGCTTGCGGATTACCTCTTCAACCATTGGACACCGGAACAGGGCGGACACCGTTGGAAGGCGACGCGCAATCTTCGCCAGCCGGAGAAGGAAGCGCCGACGCTTGCACTTCGGACGTATACGGAAAAGAAAGCACCGATCGCGCCGAAGGGTTACAAGATGGTGGAAGCCCGCGCGACGAAGTGGGGCTACATATATTATAAATATGTACGCGAACCGGAGAAACCGAAACGCCGGAAGAAACGCGAATAGCGGGAACGCCCGAAGGGGCGCAATAAAAAGCCTTGTAAATGTGTAAAGTTTTACGACCAGCGCTTTTCCTTCCGGAAGATTGATTTTATTTATTCCCCGTCGCCCGCTTTTCAGAGATCACGAACGCGCGCATTGTCAAGGGTGCGAAGCACGGCGAAGCCGCTTGCCCTTGATAATGAAAGCGCGGGAGTGATAAAAGCGGGAAGGCGGCGGGGATATAAAATCAATCGTGAAGGATCGGTTCAGAAAACGGATCGAGGAAGCCCGCCGGATCGCCGATAGATTTATTCCTTTAAGCCCGTTCCCCCCAGCGGGGGGCAGAGGGGGGAGAAAAAGAAAGAAGGTGAACAACGTATGCTTGAATTGAACAAGCTGTATAACATGGACTGTATGCAGGGAATGAAAGAGTTTCCGGACGGCTTCTTCGATCTTGCGATCGTTGATCCGCCTTACGGTATCGGCATAGACGGACAGAAGAAGCGCGTATGCGGCAATCCGAAGCATAACCGGAAAGAGCATATCCGGAAAAGCTGGGACAAGACTATTCCCCCGCCCGAATACTTCCGCGAATTGGAACGCGTTTCAAAAGCGCAAGTGATATGGGGCGGAAATTACTTCGTTCCGTATCTTGAACAAGGACATAAAGGCTGGCTTGTATGGGACAAGGGGCAACACGGCTTGACAATGAGCGATTGCGAATTAGCGTATACCAGCTTCGACACGCCGACGCGCGTTTTTGTCTGCAATCGCGTTGAATTGCTGAACGACGGGACAATTCACCCGACACAAAAGCCCGTGAAGCTGTATTCGTGGGTTCTTTCCCTCTTCGCCCGAAAAGGTATGAAGATATTGGACACACACGCCGGAAGCGGAAGTTCCTTGATCGCTTGCTATCGTCAAGGCGGGCTTGATTACGTCGGCTTCGAGATCGACGAAGATTATTGCAGAGCGGCACAAGCGCGGCTTGAACAGGAACAAGCGCAAATGCGGCTTTTCGATCTTTTGGAGCAGGAACAGCGGAAGGCGCAAATAACGATTTTCAACGAATGAAGGGAGGAAACACAATGCAGGAAAAAAGGACGCTATATCTTGCCGGAAAGATCACGGGCGATCCGTATTATTTCACGAAGTTTTACAACGCGCAAAAGAAGCTGGAGGAAGGCGGCTTCATCGTCGTAAATCCGGCGCTTCTTCCGGCGGAGGGCTTCACGTGGGAAGCCTATATGCGTATGTCCGGCGCTATGCTTGCAGAGTGCGCCGAAGTCTGTTTTCTTCCGGACTGGAAAGAGAGCAAAGGCGCGAAATATGAATTCGGCGAAGCAATGGCGCAGAACAAGCCGTTTTTCTTCTTCGCTGATTGGGAACGGGAGGGATCACAGAATGCAGAAAAATAAAATGCCCGTTCCGACGGAAGCGCAAGAGCAAATGACGCTGTTTTCGTGGGCGGCTATGCAAAGCGGGAAATATCCCGAATTGAATTTGCTTTATCACGTCCCGAACGGCGGGAGCAGACACAAGGCGGAAGCGGGACGGCTTCGGGCGGAGGGCGTGAAAGCGGGCGTTCCCGATCTATGCTTGCCCGTCGCGCGCGGGCAATATCACGGGCTTTACATAGAGCTTAAACGGCAACGCGGCGGCAGGACAAGCGATCATCAATCGGAGTGGCTGGACGCTCTTTCGGCGCAGGGCTACAAAGCCGCGCTTTGCTACGGCTGGGAACAGGCGGCGGGAACAATTATCGAATATCTAACCGGAGGTGGCACACATGACTAAAAAGCAAACAGAGCTTTCCGAAGAGTTGCGGGAAGCCGTATTTGAAGCCGCGCGCGCAGGGGCGGCGGAAGCATACACACAGAACACGGGGTACGTAAATTACTTCAAGGCAATGGAAACGTTGCTGTATAACTACAAGAAGCTGGCGGCACTTGTAGCCGATGAAGAAGCGTATTGCGAAGTTGAGTATCACGCGGGACGAAAGACGTTTTCAACGACACCACAGGCGAAGGGCTTTATTCAGCGCAAGACGGAAGCGGAGATCGTCGAGGAAATGCGAGAGGAAAAACAGAAGCAGTTCAAAGAAACGAAATCCGGCTTTGACAGCTTGACACGCGCTATTTCTCTTTTCGAGGGGCATAAAGAATTCGTTGTGATCCGGCTTTACTATTTCGGCGAGGACATCAACGGCAATCCGCGAGAGGGCGGAACGGCGACGTGGGAAGAGATCGCGGAAGAGCTTTCCGACGCGGGCATTCTCAAAGAGATAAAGACGGCGCGCCGCTGGCGGAACAAGATCGTCAATGATATGGCGGTATGCGTATTCGGCATTCCGGCGGCGGTATCAGCGGCGACATACCGGAAAGCCGTTGACAAATGACCAAAACGCGACCAAACAATGCACCTTGTCCGCGACGCTTACGCGTGATATAATAATTACGCTGAATTATTGCGAATTGAATAGCGCGGGATAAAGCCTTTTGCGTGATACGCGGAAGGCTTTTTCTTTTGCTCTTTTGCACAGACTTTTCCACAGGAAGGAGGATAACCGCATGAAGCCGTGGGCGGAAAGGTTCTACAATTCGGACGCTTGGCGTTCATGCCGCGACAGCTTCTTGAAGTCGAAGGGCTACTTGTGCGAACGCTGTTCAACGCCGGACGATCCAGTAACCGCGAAGATCGCACATCACAAAACATACTTGACGAAGCAGAATATCAACGATCCATACATAGCGCTTTCGTGGGATAATCTCGAAGCGCTTTGCCAAGATTGCCACAACAAAGAACACCACCGGAACGACAAGAAAAAACGGTACGCATTCGACGAAGCGGGAAACCTCATATCCCCCCCTATTCGCTCAAAATTTAGGGAGGGTTCGACACCGAGGGCGGGAGATTAAAAATACTCCGCAGGCGCGCGCATAACGGGTGTACGCGTTTAAGGGGGTGTGGGTTGACCGGAAAAGGGGGTGATATTTATGGCGACAAAGAAGGACTTGACGAAAGAAGAAAAGATCAAGCGGGAGTTTTCCCGATTGAAGCGCATTTTCAAAGACTTGGACAAAAACAAGTTGCAGACCGTCGAAAGCCTTATCAAGAACGCGGCGTTCATGGCGGTATCCCTTGAAGAATTGCAAGAGATCATCAACGAAGAGGGATACACCGTCGAATACCAAAACGGCGCAAATCAGAGCGGGACGAAGCAAAGCGACGCGGTGAAAACACATATCGCCATGACAAAAAATCACGCCGCTATTATCAAACAGCTTTGCGATCTTGTACCGCCGGAGAAGAAAAAAGAAAGCCGTTTACAGGCGTTACGGGACGAATAAAAATGCCCTTTTCAAATTACATTTACGAGTATTTCGACGGCATTTCTTCCGGAAATATAACCGTCGGCAAGTGGGTTCGCCTTCTGTATGAATACATCGTGAAGGGGCTTCAAGAAGGGCTTTTCACCTTCAACGCGAAGAAGGCAAACAAGGCAATTCGGTTCATCGAAAACTTTTGCCATCATTGCGAAGGGCGCACAGACCTTTTGAAGCTGGAGTTGTGGCAGAAAGCCGCCGTTTCCGTTATGTTCGGGATCGTCGAAGAGGACGGAACGCGCGTCTTTCGCGAAGTGTTTATTGTGATCGGGCGCAAGAACGGCAAAACGCTTTTTGCGTCCGCCGTCATTGCGTACATGGCGTATCTTGACGGAGAATACGGCGCGAAAATATATTGCCTTGCGCCGAAGCTGGAGCAAGCGAACATCGTTTACGATAATTTCTATCAGATGATTAAAAAAGAACCGGAGCTTTCCGACCTATCGAAGAAGCGCCGTTCCGATATTTACATCGAAGAAAGCAATACCGCGATCAAGCCGCTTGCGTTCAACGCGAAGAAATCCGACGGCTTCAATCCGCATTTAGTCGTGAATGATGAAGTCGCGTCGTGGCGCGGCGACGGCGGCTTGAAGCAGTACGAAGTTATGAAATCCGCGCTTGGTGCGCGCCGCCAGCCGATGATCCTTTCGATCTCAACGGCGGGTTACGAAAACGACGGTATCTTCGATGAATTGATGAAGAGATCGACCGCGTTTTTGAAGGGCGGAAGCAAGGAACGCCGCCTTCTTCCCCTGCTTTACATGATCGACGACGTGGAGAAATGGAACGACCTTGAAGAGCTTAAAAAAGCAAATCCGAATATGGGCGTTTCCGTTTCGCCGGACTTCTTCAAAGAGGAAATCGCCGTCGCCGAAATGAGTATGTCGAAGCGGGCTGAATTCCTTACGAAGTATTGCAACATCAAGCAGAATTCTTCCGTCGCGTGGCTTGATTACGTCGTTGTTGACGGCGCAGGAATTCACGCGAAGCTGGAGGATTTCAAGGACAGCTACGCCGTGGGCGGCATAGACCTTTCGCAAACAACAGACTTGACCGCCGCTTCCGTTGTGATCGAGCGGGACGGCGTTCTATATGCCTTCGCACAATTCTTTATGCCCGCGAACCGCTTTGAAACGGCGCAAGCGATCGACGGCGTACCGTATGACATCTTCGTAAAGCAAGGGATCGTCAAACTATCCGGCGAAAACCACGTCGATTATCGCGACGTTTACGAATGGTTTTCTATGCTTCGGGATCAGTACGGAATATATATCTTGAAGATCGGGTACGACCGCTATTCCGCGCAATATCTGATCGACGACTTGAAGAACGCGGGCTGGCAGACGGACGACGTATGGCAGGGAGAAAACCTTGCGCCCGTGATCCGTGAGTTTGAAGGCGTTATCAAGGACGGCAATTTCAAGATTGCCGACAATAACTTGTTGAAGGCGCACTTCCTCAACGTCGCATTGAAGCACAACATGGAAACGCGGAAGTTCCGTCCCGTGAAGATCGAACAGAGGGCGCGAATTGACGGCTTCGTTTCCGTGATCGACGCGCTGACCGTGCGGCAGAAATATTATAACGAAATCGGCGAAATGCTCAAAAATGCGGGGTGATAAAAACATGGGAGTTTTTGAAACTATCTTCCGGAAGCCGAAAGCCGACTTGAAGGCGGAAGGCTATTTCAAAATGCTAAACGGGTACACACCCGTTTTCAGCAACGCGCCGGAAAGTATTTACGAAATGGAGCTTACGCGCGCGGCGATACATTCGTTCGCGTCCTTCGCTTCAAAGCTGAAACCGGAGATCAGCGGCACGGCGCAAAAGAACCTTGAACGGACATTGCAGTTCAAGCCTAATCCGTTCATGGATACATCGAAGTTCATTTACAGGATCGCGACGATCCTTTCGGTGAATAATACTTGCTTCATTGTTCCGATTGAAGATGAATTCGGCGGGCTGATCGGGTATTATCCCCTGCTTCCTCAACGGTGCGAAGTTATCGAGTATAACAACGTTCCGTTTTTGCGCTACACCTTCGGGAATGGGCAGAAAGCCGCGATTGAGTTTGAACGCGTCGGCGTAATGACGAATTTTCAGTACACAAACGATTTCTTCGGCGAGAGTAACGCCGCGCTTCGTCCTACAATGCAGTTGATCCACACACAAAATCAAGGAATTATCAACGGCGTTAAAAATTCGGCTTCTATTCGCTTCTTGGCGAAGGTTGCAAATATGTTGAAGCCGGAGGACATCACGAAGGAGCGCAAGCGCTTCACAGCGGATAACCTTTCGGCGGAAAATCAGTCGGGAATGGTGATCTACGACGCGAAGTTTGCTGACGTGAAGCCGATCGAAAGCAAGCCGTTCACGGTCAACGCCGCGCAGATGGCGCAGATCAATGAAAACGTGTTTAACTACTTCGGCACGAACGCGGGCATTCTGCAAAACAAATACACGGAGGACGAATGGAACGCGTATTACGAAGGCAAGATCGAGCCTTTCGCGATCCAGCTTTCGCTTGTTATGTCGAATATGACGTACACGGCGCGGGAATTGTCCTTCGGGAACGCGATCACGTTTACCGCGAACCGATTACAATACGCAAGCAATCAAACGAAGCTGAATATCAGCACACAGTTATTTGACCGCGGCTTGCTGAACCGCAACGGCGTTATGGACGTTTGGAACATGGCGCACGTTGAGGGCGGCGAGAAATATTATATCCGCAAGGAATACGCGGAAGTTTCAGAATTGGGAAAGGAGGTTACACCAAATGCCAAAAAAGACGGATCGGGAGTACCGAACAATGATCCAGCCGCTATTGATCCCGACGGCGGCGGAGAAGCGAATTGATACGGATTTCTACGTGGAGGGCTACGCAACAACGTTCGACAAGCCCTATTTGCTGTATGAGTGGGACGGGAACAAATATTACGAACGGATCGACCGGAACGCCCTTGCGGGTGCGGATATGTCCGACGTAATCATGCAGTATAACCACGAAGGAAAGGTGCTTGCCCGCCTTTCCAACGGGACGCTGGGCGTTGAAGCTAACGATAACGGGCTTTTCACGTTCGCGGACTTGTCGAAATCGCGCGCGGCACAAGATATGTTCGAGGAAATCAAGAACGGACTTGTTACGAAAATGTCGTGGGCTTTCCGCGTATCGGAAGATAGCTACGACCGCGACACACGCACACGCACGATCTTGAAAATTGCGAAGGTTTACGACGTTTCGGCGGTATCCATTCCGGCGAACGCCGATACCGATATTTCGGCACGATCCTATTTCGACGGAGTGATCGAAAGGGAACAGCAGGAGCGGCTGGAACGCCGGAAGAAACTTTTGAAAATCAAACTAATGACGGAGGTTTAACACAATGAGAATTAAAGAAATCGAAGCCCGCCTTGCGGCTATCAAGCAGGAGATCGAACAGCGCGGCGACGCTATGACCGCCGCAGAGATTGACGCGCTGGAGCAGGAAACCACACAGCTTACCGAAGAGCGCGCCGGACTGATTGCCGCCGCCGAGAAGCGCAACGGCATTCTTGACAATATCGCGAAGGGCGCGGGCGTTGTTATCCGCACTTTCCAGCAGACCGACAACAACGGGGGTGCTACTACTCCGGACAATCCTTCCGCTACGCCGGAATATCGTTCCGCGTGGCTGAAAAACATTGCCGTAAGAAGCGGAATTTCCCTTCTTGGCGATATGTCCGCAGAGGAACGCGCCGCATTTACCGCAACGACCGCAAACAGCGCCGCAGTTGTACCGCCCGCAACGCTCAATATGATTATTGATCTTGTTGAGAGTATGTCCCCTATGCTGGAGGACGCAGAACATTCCGGCATGACTTCCGGTTTCGGCGTTCCCCGCCGCAAGTCTATTAAGGCTGGCGACGCGAAGGGCGTTGCAGAGGGTACGGCAAACGACGACGAAGAGAACGAATTTGATCTTCTGTCCCTTGAAGGTATCGAGATCAAGAAACACGCTGTTCTGTCCCGCAAGATGAAGTTTAAGTCTATCGACGCGTTCGAAGCTTGGCTGGTGAATGAGCTTGCGGAGCGTATCGCCGTAGCGAAGAACCGCGTTATCCGCAATCGTCTTGACGGCGTTGCGCCCGACGGCGGTTCTGCTATCGCGGGCGCGGGCATTGCCACCGCCAACATTCTGACCGGACAGAAGTACACAGACGCGGCTATTCGCGGAATGTTTGCACTGCTGAAAGGCAAGGGCGAACGCGTTATTTACGCGAATAACAAGACCATTTGGAACAACCTTGCGGGCATTGAGGACGGCGACAAAAACAAGTTGTTTGTTCCTAACAGTATGGTTGATCCTATTACTGCGGGGCGCATTTACGGCGCTTCCGTGAAGGTTGATAACGAAATCGCGGACAACGTTATTTACCTTGGCACAAAGGGACAGGTTATCGCGAACGATTACGATGAGCTGGAAATCTTCTCCGCAATCGAGCCTAAAACCGCGAACGAGGTTAAGACCGCGTACAGCTTGTTTGACGCTGGCTTGAAAAATCCCGAAAGTTTCGTGAAGGCGACATTCGTCACTGCTTAATAGCGGGAGGGCTGACAAATGCTTGACAAGGTAAAGCTGGCGTTGCGGTTGAGCGGGACAGCGCTTGACGGCGAAGTTTCCGATCTCATAAACGCGGCGATCGCTGATCTTCGCCTTGTCGGTATCAACATTCCGGCGGAAGCGGGATCGTCCAGTAAAACGCTGGGCGATCCCCTTCTTGATCGGGCGGTTGTGCTTTATGCAAAGGCGGAATTCGGCTTCAATGACGACGCGGAGCGCTACCGCAACGCCTACGACTATTTGAAATGTGCGCTATCGCTGACGGCGGATTATATCGAAAGCGGGGTGGCGGCGAAATGAGATGGGGCGAACAAATAACCTTGATCGCGCTATCCGATCCTTCGCCGTCAACGAACGAACACGGCTTCCCCGTCGCCCGAACAGAAACCGCGACAACGGTTTTTGCTGACAAGAAATCCGTGGGCTTTTCGGAGTTCTACAAAGCGCAACAGGCGGGATATACAACGGAATTAAAGTTTGACGTTCATTCTTTCGAGTATGAGGAACAGCAGATCGTGGAATATCCCGTTTCGAGCGGGAAACGGTATCGCGTCCTTCGGACGTACATGCACGGGAACGGAGAATTTACGGAATTGACGCTGGTTAATCTTCCGGAAGCGGAAGGGAGCGGCGCAGATGGCTAAATTCACCGTAACAGGGCTTGACGACGTACAAGAAGCAATGCTTCGGAGGGACAAAGCGACAATGGAAGCCGTGCCGGAAATGCTGAAAGCTGGCGGCGAGGTTATCAAGAACGCGTTTCAAGCGGAAACAAAGAAGTTAAACAGTACAGGCAGAGGAACGGGCGATTTAACCGCGTCGATCAAGGTATCCGCAGTAAAAGAGCGCAACGGCGGAAAATACGTCGATATTGCGCCGACGGGAAAAGATCGGCACGGGGTACGCAACGCCGAAAAAGGCTTCGTGCTGAATTACGGGCGTTCAAATATGCCCGCGCGACCGTGGTTCACGGCGGCGAACGAAAAAGCGGCGGACGAAGCGACGGCAGAAATGCGCCGCGTTTGGGAGGAAAAGCAAAATGAACGTTGACAGCACTTTGAAAGCGTTGCTTGACAAGCTGGGCGTTCCCGTCGCCCGTTTGAAATATAACGGGCGGGCGGCTTGCTTTATCACCTATCAGCTTGTCGTGGGACGCGACACGCTCTTTTCCGACGATGAAGAGGGCGCACAGGAATACACGTATCAAATTAACATCTATTCAAAAACGGATTACTTCGCACTTCTCCAGCGCTTAAAAACAGCGCTGAAAGCGGCGGGGTTCTACGGAATAACCATCAACGCGGAAGTGTATGAGCAAGACACGGGCTATTACCACGTTCCCGTTGAAATCAAGTATATGGAGGTATGACAAATGGCAACAATCGGATTGCGCGATCTTTACCGCGCGCCCATTACGATCGGAACGTCCGGCGCGGAGGAATACGGAACGCCCGTGCGAATGGCGAAGGCAATTTCGGCGGAGCTTTCCGTGGAAGTAGCCGAAGCGATCCTTTACGCCGACGACGGCGCGGACGAAGTTGTAAAAGAATTCGTTTCCGGCGAAATCACGCTGAACGTAAACGATCTTCTTCCGGCTGACCTTGCCGCCCTGCTTGGGCAGAAGCAGGACGCGGACAAGGTTGTTTACGGTGCAGACACAGACGAAGCGCCGTATTTCGCAATCGGCTTCCGTGCGAAGAAAGCGGGCGGAACGTACAAGTACATTTGGCTTTACAAAGTCAAGTTTGCCGTTCCGGACGAAAACTATACCACGAAGGGCGACAGTATCGAATTTACCACGCCGGAGATCGTCGGGCAGTTCATCAAGCGTTCCGACGGCTTGTGGAAGGCTGAACACGTCGCAGAGCCTACGAACAGCGTGGCGGCGGATTGGTTTACTACCGTTCGCGAACCGAATAACGCGGGCGGCTGATCGAAATTGAAAGGAGGAACGGCGGGGAGCTTGAAAAGGCTTCCCGCCTTATTCTGTTATGAGTGCAATTAAAGACGGACGCTTCCCGATCATGCTGGACAAGGAAAGACACCTTCTTTTCAGTCTGAACGCGATCGACGAAATGCAGGACAAATTCGGCGGCTTCGATCGCCTTGATACCGTGCTTTCCGGCAAGGACAGCATTAAAAATCTTCGCTGGCTTCTGACCGTGCTTTTGAATGAGGGCGCGGCGGACGACGAAGAACCGCTTACCGAAAAACAGGTGGGCAAGCTCATTCATACGGGCAATTTTGCCGACGTGAAAGCGGCGATCTTCAAATCCTTTTCTATGGGCAACAACGGAACGCCCGAACCGCCCGAACGGGACGAAGAGGAAGAGGACGACGAAGAGGACATCGAAAAAAACGCAACAGCGGGCAAGGAATAATCGACCTTGCCCGCCTTCTTTATATCGGCGTAACGCTTCTTCGCTGGAGCGAAGCCGAAGTATGGCGCATGACACCGTATAAAATTTTGACGCTTTTCAAAATTCATCGTGAATTCAATCCGGATCGTTTCAAGCCCGTTCCGAAAGAAGTTGATATTGACGACGTGCTGGGAGGGATATAAATGGCGAAAGAAGAGCAGATCAAAACATCAATCGACCTTACAGGCGAAAAAGAGTATCGCGCCGCTTGCACTAACATAAATTCTTCCCTTCGCGAAATCGGATCGGAAATGAAGCTGACGACGGCGGAATTCGCCGACAACGCAGACAGCGTGGAAGCGCTGACCGCGAAACAGAAGCTATTACAAAAGCAGTTCGACGAACAGGCGAAGAAGGCAGAAGCGGCGGAAAAGGCATTGAAGAAAATGCGCGATAACGGTATCGAACCGACAAATCCCGCATATCAGAAAATGCAAACAAATCTGAACAACACCAAAGCCGACATGGTGAAAATTCAAAAGGAAATCGACGACACTTCTAAAAAGCTGAAAAGCTCAAAGGTGGATTGGGAGAGCGTCGGCGAAACCGTCGGCAAAGCAGGAAAGGCGATCGGCGCAGCTTGCGCGGCTATGGGTGCGGCGATTGCGGCGGCGGGTGCGGCATTCTTCGGGCTTGCCGGAGAAACACGCGAAGCCCGCGAAAACATGGGTAAACTTGAAACCAGCTTCACGACGGCGGGACATTCGGCAGAGGACGCGAAAAACACCTATACGGAGTTGTACGGCGTTCTTGGCGACGACGGACAGGCAACAGAAGCCGCCGCCCACCTTGCGAAGCTGACTACGAACGAAAAAGAACTTTCGGACTGGACAAACATTTGCACGGGTGTTTACGCGACATTCGGCGACAGCTTGCCGATTGAAGGCTTGACCGAAGCCGCGAACGAAACGGCAAAGACGGGATCAATCACGGGCAATCTTGCCGACGCGCTGAATTGGGCGGGCGTTTCCGAAGATGATTTTCAAGCCAGCCTTGACGCTTGCACATCGGAGCAGGAGCGGCAAGCCCTTATCACGTCCACGTTGAACGGGCTTTATTCCGAAGCGGCGGACAAGTACAGAGAGGTAAACGGCGACATTATCGACGCGCAGAAGGCAACAGAAAATCTGAACAGCGCTATGGCGGCGCTGGGCGCGATTGCTGAACCGATCATTACAAAGCTGAAACAGCTTGCGGCGGAGCTTTTGCAGGAAATAACGCCGTTCGTCGAGCTTATCGGAAAAGGCTTGACGGGTGCGCTTTCCGGTGCAGAGAGCGCGGCGGAGGACTTCACAGACGGCTTGCTGGGTATGGTTACGTTCGCGATCGAAAAGCTAACGGAAATGTTACCGACCTTCCTTGAATTCGCGGTGAAGATGATCGCGAATATCGCTACGGGCATAGCTCAATCGTTGCCGACGCTTGTTCCTTCGCTGGTTCAGCTTGTAACGGACATCGTACAAGTTCTGATCGACAATATCCCGTTGCTGATCGACGCGGCTTTACAGCTTGTAACAGGGCTGGCGGAAGGCATTATAAACGCGATCCCCGTTCTTGTTGCGGCGCTTCCGCAGTTGATAACCAGCTTGATCGACGGTTTGCTTTCCGCAATCCCGCAGATCATTCAAGCGGGTATCGACCTTCTGACGGCGTTAATTACCGCCCTTCCGGAGATCATCACAACGATTGTTGAAGCGATCCCGCAGATCATTGAAGGCATTATAACGGCGCTTACGGAGAACATACCGCTTATCATTCAAGCGGGCATTGATCTTCTTGTCGCGCTCATACAGGCATTGCCGCAGATTATAACGACGATCGTTCAAGCGATCCCGCAAATCATAAGCGGCATTGTAAACGCGCTGATCGGCAACATCGACCAAATCATTATGGCGGGCGTTCAGCTTTTCGTGGCGCTCATTCAGAATTTGCCGACGATCATAGTTGAAATCGTGAAGGCAGTTCCGCAGATTGTTTCCGGCATTGTGCAAGCGTTCGCGTCGCTGGGCGGCGAAATGATAAACGCGGGCGCAAACCTTCTTCACGGCTTGTGGGAAGGTATCAGCGGGGCGGCTTCGTGGTTGTGGGAAAAGGTATCCGGCTGGGCTTCGTCCCTTGTTTCGGGTATTAAGGACTTCTTCGGCATTCATTCCCCGTCAACGGTATTCGCTGAAATCGGCGGCAACATGGCGGACGGCGTGGGCGTAGGCTTCACCGACAACATGGGTGGCGTTGAAGGCGATATGACCGCCGCAATGGGCGGAGCGGGCGCGCTGACGGCGGCGGAAGCAGTAAACGCCGTGAACAACGGCATTATTGCGAACATTGAAGGCTTGTCCGGAGCGGTGAACGCGATCATCGAGCGGGTTATTACCGGACTGACGGCGCAAGCCCAGCGTTTCAATCAAGCCGGACAGGACTTCGACAAGAACATAGCTTCCGGCATGGTGGCGGGTATCGTGCAGATCACGCAGAAAGTACCGCAGATCGCGCAAAGCATTATTACCGCATTCACGGCACAACATCAAAAGTTCGTAACCGAAGGAACGAACATCGACAAGAGCATAGCGCAAGGAATGATCGCGGGTATCCCGCAGATCACGGGCAAGGTTGCACAAATTATTCAGCCCGTTATTACCGCGCTTCGCTCTTACGTATCGGAGTTCACGGCGGCGGGCGAAGAGATGGTGCGCGGCATTTGGCAGGGCTTTCAAAATATGTCCGGCTGGCTTGAAAGCCGTGTCCGCTCTATGATGAGGGATATTGTGGCGGCGGTTGAAGAGGAAATGGACATCAATTCCCCGTCGAAGGTTTTTGCCCGTATCGGTTCGTACATGGCGCAGGGCTTGGGCGAAGGCTTCGCCCGCGAAATGCGCGACGTTGAAAGTTCAATCCGGCGCGAAACGTCGAACGCCGTTCCGGAATTCCGTTCCGGAGAGGGACGCGACACGCGCGGCGGCGGTACGCCTTCCGTTGAAGTCGTGCAAAACATCTATGCGAACGAAACGAGCTACGCCGAACAGCAAAGACAGGCGGCGCGGCAGTTCCGGCAGATTGCGCGGGAGGTTATGGCATGAGGACACAAGAAAAATTGATCTACACGAACGAGCGCGGGGAAAGCATAGAGTTTTCCCCCGCTTCTTCGTATCACGTAAACTTCAAGGACGTTACCGGACTTTCCGACGTGCGGAACGCTATTTACAGCACCAACAGCATGGGGCAGGACGGCGACACATACTTGGGCTATCGGATCGAAAGCCGCGATATTGATATCGTGGGATACATCAAGGAGCGGGACAAGCAAGCGGCGCAGAACCTACGCCGGAAGCTGAACCGCATATTAAATCCGCAGTACGAAGCAACGTTGACGTATGTTTTCGGAGACTTCCGGCGGGTGATCGGGTGCAAGATTGACGACGCGCCGATCTTCAAGCGAAAGCCGATCTTCGAGCAATTCACGGTTAGTTTGTCTTGCCTTAATCCGTTTTGGAGAGAGGAAACGGAAACACGCGAGGACATAGCAACGTGGATCGGCGGCTTTGAATTCCCCGTTCCGGACGGGCTGGAGCTTTACGACGGCTGGGAAATCGGCTATCGCCAGCCATCGCTGATTGTGAACGTCTACAATTCCGGCGACGTGAAAAGCGGTATCCGGATCGAGTTCCGCGCGATCGGCGCGGTTACAAATCCCGTATTGCTGAACGTCGATACACGGGAGTTTATCAAGCTGAATATTTCGCTTGTAGCGGGCGACGTTTTAACCGTTTCCACGGGCTACGGTGAAAAAGCCGTGAAGCTGAACCGTGGCGGCACGATTACAGACGCGTTCCGCTATCTCGACGTTGATAGTTCGTATTTGCAGATCGCCGTGGGCGACAATCTCTTCCGTTATTCAGCGGACGCGAACGCCGAAAATCTCGAAGTTTCGATATATCACAATAACTTGTATTTGGGGGTGTAGCGCGGTGGAATTATACGTTTATAGCCGCGATATGACACTTCAAGGGATCGTCGAAAAGATTTCGTCCTTGATATGGACGCGGCGTTATTGGAGTTGCGGCGAATTCAAGTTGCTTGTTCCCTTCACGGAGGAACACGCCCGCTTGCTGGTGAAGGAAAATATCATCATCAAGCGCGGCGGCAACGAAGCGGCGGAAATCCGCTATATTCACATCACGAAGAATTCACAGGGCATGGAGGAAATAGAGGTTCAAGGCAAGTTCCTTCTTTCGTGGATCGGCAAGCGCATTTTGACAACGCAGATCATCACGAAGGACACGACACAGAACATTCTATACGCCATTGTGAAGCAGACTTGCACGAACGCAGGAGCGGCGCGCAATATCCCGAATTTCAGCATATCCACGACCGACGCAGACACCGGAAGCGGGCAGATCGACTATACTTCCGAACAGTACGTGAACGCCAAGCTTGCGGCGGAAACGGCGGCGAAGGCGGCGAAGCTGGGTATTCGGGTTACAACAAACGCACGGACGGGAAAGCACACCTTTTCCGTTTACAAAGGGCGCGACCTTACGGCGGGAAATGCCGCAGGAAACGCGCCTTGTATCTTTTCGCAGGAATTTGACAACATCGTGGAACAGGAATACACGAACAGTATTGAAAACCTTAAAACAACGGCTTACATCGGCGGAGAGGAAAAAGAAGGCGTAACGCGGAAGGTTGCGGAAGTCGGAGGAAGCGCGGCGGGGCTTTCCCGCGACGAAGTTTTCATCAATGCAACGGACATCGTGCAGGAATACGAAAACGAGAGCGGGCAGACCGTAACGCTTACCAACGCGCAATATTTAGCGCTTCTTTCCGCGCGCGGCGTTGAAGAGCTGGAGCAATACGCGGAAACGCTTGCTTTCGGATCGAAGATCAACACGAACGCGAATTTGAAGTACGGCACGGACTACGATTTAGGCGATCGGGTAACGTGTATCAATAAGCGCTGGAACGTCCGCATTGACGTTCGCATAACGGAGATCGCGGAAACCTACGAAACCAGCGGCGAAGAAATAGATATTACCTTCGGCGAGAGCTTGCCCGCGCTTCTGACACAAATTCGGCAGATTACGAAATAAAGGAGGGCTTCACAGCATGGAAAAATCAAGTTTCTTCAACAGCGTTTCGCACGATCGCACGTACAAGGCGGAGGATTGGGCGGAATACTTTGCTTCGTTCATCGGGAACGGCGTTTTCCCCGTCCCTTCGACGGGGCTTCAAGTCGTCGCAAACGACGGAATGAAGCTGAACGTAAAAACGGGCAAAGCGTGGATCAACGGTTACTTCTACTTCAACACGGGCGATCTTGCCGTCGAGCTTGACACGGCGGACGGACAGTTGAACCGCATTGATCGCGTTGTCGTGCGCTGGGATTTGACAAACCGCGTTATGTCGGTGAAGGTCAAATCTTCTTCGTTCAGCGCGTCCCCTACCGCGCCCGCATTGCAGAGGGACGCGGACATTTACGAGCTTGCGCTGGCGGACATCTACGTGGGCGCGGGCGTAACAGCAATCACGCAAAGCAAGATCACGGATCAGCGCTTGAACACGTCGCTTTGCGGCGTTGTTGCCGC